TGATGCGGCAGATCGGTCAGTACGGCGTGGAGAGCACCAGGCGCAGGTTTTTCACCGAGACCGCACCAGATGGAACGCATTGGGCTCCCCTCAACCCGGCCTATGCCGAGCTTAAGGGAGGCGGCTACAATATCCTCTATAGCTCCGGCGCGCTGATGAACTCGCTGAACGCGCGCCCGGGCCTTAACGAGGTAAGCTGGGGCAGCCCGATGATTTACGCAGCGATTCACCAGTTCGGCGGCAAGATCGTGCCCAAGACACGGCCGGCGCTGAGTTTTCTGCTCGGCAATGTGGGGAGCGCCGGGCTTGTCCCCGTCTTTCTGGTCCGGGTGAAATCGGTGACGATGCCGGCGCGTGCGTACCTTGGGATCAACCTCGAAGACCGGGAGGAGATCGTCGCGATCTCGGAGGACTACGTACGGGCGCTCCTGTAACGGAGAGGGCCAAAAATGGCGCGCAGGGTGTGTCGGTGCGGCGCTGCGATGGCTGGTTCGGTTTTAAGGCGCGCTTAAGGCTTAATAAGGCTACCCTGTGCGGCTTTCAGCCTCCGGGCCGGGCAATCACAGCCTCCCGCCAGAAAGGGGCTTCCTGGCGCCGCGTTGAGGGACTATCCTCCGCAGCATCCCCACCCCTAAAATTTTGCATCAGAGTTATTTGCGCTGACGCGCGTCAGCGTGTTTTTGCGCTTGTTGTCCGGCACGTTTGGGGCATGGACGTTTCCTCCCATACACTGATGTTGCCGGCCGGAGGCCAGGTGCCCGAATGGGTCCACCTAGTCCCGGCCGGATCTTTTAAAGGCTATGACGGACGCGGGCCATACCATTTGCGCAACGCGCAGGCGGTGATCTCCGCCTCGATGACGGCGGGCAAGCTGCCGCTGGACGAAAATCACAGCACCATGGTCGCCGCCAACACAGGCGGCGCGGCTCCGGCTCGCGGCTGGATTGTCGAGTTGCAGGAACGCGGCGACGGCCTCTGGGGCCGTGTGGAATGGACCGCCGCCGGCACAGCGCTGATGGCCGACCAGGCGTATAAGGGCATCAGCCCAGTCTTCGACTATGCCAAGGACGGTACGATCCTGCGCATCCGCAACGCGGCTCTCACGAACAATCCGAACCTGACCCAGCTCACGGCGATGCACACCGTTCTCACGGCGGCGCAGCGCGATCAATTGAAACCTGAAGATTTCGCCGTGCCCGACAAGCGCGAGCTGCCGCTGCACGACGCCCATCATGTGGCCCTGGCCTGGGACATGGTGGACCGAACCGAGGGGCTGACGGCCTCGGAACGCGCGGAGGCAAGACGCCGCATCCGCGTGAAGGCCAAGGAGCTTGGCGTCGATACCAGCGGCTGGTCCGCGCACACAGAGGGACAAATGGACAAAACTGCGATTTGCACCGCGCTCGGCATCGCCGAGACGATGGGCGACGCTGCTGTGCTGACGGCGCTGCAGACGACGATGACAGAGAATGCGCGGCTCAAAGGCGAGCTGGAGGCGGTGCAGCGCACGCATGTGCCCTTGGAGCGCGTGACGGCGATGCAGACGCAGCTCGACACGATGGTGGCCGACGGCAAGCAGGCGAAAGCCGTGGCGTTCGTCGATGCGGCGATCGCGGCGGGCAAGCCGATCTCGGCTGCCCGCGACGTCTATATCGCGCAGCACGTCGCCGACGCGGCGATTGCCGAGAAGATGATCAACACGCTGCCCTCCATCAACGCCGTGGCGGCAGGGCCGGCGCGCACCACGATGCACGCGGCCGGGGCAGCCGGCGATATGGACGGGCTGACGCCCGAGGATACCGCCGTCTGCTCGAAGATGGGGGTCGATCCCAAAAAGCTGTTGGAGGCCCGCAAGAAAGCGGCCGGGAAAGGAGCTGAAGCGTAATGGCACTGACAGGCAACATTGCGCCCGCGCGGCGCGGCTATGCGCGCGGGGATGCGTTCGGTTATCCGATCGCCCCGGGCGAGACCGTATATACGGGTGGCTTGACCGGCATCAACGTCGCTGGCCAGGCGCAACGCATCCAGACCGCCGGCACCGTCGCTTTCATCGGCATCGCCACCAACGGGGTCAACAACAGCGGATCGGCCGGCGCCGGCGGCAACATCGTCGCGGCATCCGACACGTTTGCGTTGCCGGTGGAGGGCGCGACGGTCTCGAACATCAACGCGCCGGTGTACGCGACCGATGACAACACGCTGACGCTTGTGCAGCCGACCACCGGGTTCACCGGAAGGATCGGTTACCTCGCGGGCATCGATAACGGCCGCACCTACGTCAAGATCGAAGGACATTAATCCATGGATATTTCGTTTCCCGCACTGCAAAGCATCAACGATGCGGTAAATTTGCAGTTCAACTCGCAGCTCTGGGCCGCGCCCGGCATCTACAAAAAGTTCACGTTCGACGGTTCCTCGACGGGCTCGGAGGAAGTCTATCCGCGTCTGGATATGATCCCCGGCCTACGCGAGTGGGTAGGCGAGCGTGTGGTGAACTGGTTGACCCAGGAAACCTTCACCATCAAGAACAAAACCTTCGAGGGCACCATCGGCGTCAAGCGCGAGGACATCGAGGACGATAAATACGGGATGCTCGCGCCCGTCGCCGCGCAACTGGGCGAAAACGCCGGGCACATGCCGGACCTGCTGGTGGCCGGTTTGCTGCAGAACGGTCACACCACCGTGGGCATCGACGGCCAGAACTTCTTCGATACCGCGCACGCCAATTTTGATGCCAACGGCAATGCGACGACGATCGCCAATTACATGGCCGGGACCGGCAATCCGAGCTGGTATCTGATGGACACCACTAAGGTGCTGAAGCCCTTCATCTACCAGACGCGCCGGCCGTTCAAGCTGGTGCCGAAATTCAACATCGAGTCCGAGAACGCGTACTGGGCGGATGAATTTATCTGGGGTGTCGATGGCCGCGCCAATGCGGGTTATGGCCTGTGGCAATTGGCTTACCGCTCCGATGCGCTGCTGAACCTCGCCAACCTGACCACCGCGCGCAACACCATGGCGAGCTGGCGGCGCCCCGACGGTGCGCCGATGGGAATCAAGGGCAACCTACTTGTCGTCCCCACCGCGCTGTACCAGCCGGCCCGAGCCTATTGCGAGAATGAGCTGCTGCCGCCCGGCGATCCCCAGGCGACCGGCGCCTACGTGGGCAACGACTTCAAGGGCCTGGCGACGGCGCTGGAAAACGTGTGGCTGAACTGATGGGCATCGTAATTGTCAGCCGGATTGAAGGCCGGCATCGCGGCGGCATCCGTCACCCGGCGGGTGCCACCCAATACGCGGTTGGCTCGCTCACGATGCACCAGCTGCACGAGATCGCGGCCGACCCGATGCTCACGGTGGTGAAAGGTACGTTGATCACCCACGACAACCTACCGGATCTCCTGGCCGAAGGGGCCGAGCTGCAGGGTGAGGGCAGCAAAGCGGCGCGCGGCGCGCGTAAGCCAACGGCGGATGAGTAATGGCCTACGCCACTGTTGACGACATGGTGCAGCGGTTTGGCGAGGCGGAGATGATTCGCGCCTCGACGCCGGACGGGCAGGATGCCGTGACGGTAGTGCAGGCGCCTATTTGCACGGCGCTCGATGACGCTTCCTCGACGATCGATAGCTATCTGCGCAAGCGCTACCGCGTGCCGCTGGAAGTGGCGCCGCCGGAGATCAACCGGGCCTGCTGCATGCTGGCGCGCTATGATCTCGGGCTTGGCGGCGAGCGCTCGGTTTCCGAGCAGACGCAAAAGGCGCGGGAAGAGACCATCCAGTGGTTGGCGCGCATCGCCCGCGGTGAAGTCGTGCTCGGCATGGAAGAAGTCACCGCCGGAGACGAGAGTTTCGCCACCACGGAAAGCCGGCGCCCGGTATTCGGTGGTCGCGATGGTGGCGACCGTGACGGGTTCGGCTTCTGGGGTGATGGCGCATGAGCCAGAGCACCGATCCGGTACCGGACGGCCTCGGGCCGTTCGTGGCGCAGGGGCTCGCGATCCAGGCGCGGCTGCAGACGGTATTTCCGGCCAAGCGGTATTATTTCAAGGTGCTCCCACCGAAGCTCAATGCCCGGAAATGGGGCGAGCTGACACAGGGAAACCAGCCCTTCCTCGGCCTTGGGTTCAACGGGTTTTTGTTGGGCAAGATGGAGCAGCGGGAACTGGTCGGCCAAGCATCGTGGATGGTGCTGGTGGCGGTGCGCCGCGCCAGCGCCACCGACCAGGAACGTTATTTCGGTGACAAGCAGGGGCTGGGCGCGTTGACGCTGGCCAGTGTCGTGGCGCCGCTGCTCAACGGCTTCCTCGCTGCAACCGGCACTGTTGTGGTCACAGGCGTGCAGAATGTGGCTGCTGATGACTGGGGCGACGACGCCGTCATTATCAAGGTCGACCTCTTGGTGCCCGCCACGCTCCGGCTCAGCGAAGCGATTACGGCGCCCGGCGGCCTCGGGTTGTTCGAGGAGATGGCGAGCACCTGGAACTGGCCGGCGCAAGACGGCACCGCCGGAACTTTCACTTCAACATGGGACAACCCGAATGGCCAAGACTGAAAAAGTATTCGTGACGCCGGGCCCCGGCCGGAAAACGCCGCTGCCATTGCCCGGTGGTGGCTCCGTGCCCGCCAACGGCACCACCGTGGTGCGCACGCTCGCGATCGAGCGGCTGATCAGGTCGAAAGACTTGGTTGTGGGCACTTCCCCTGCCGCACCGGCGGCCAAAACCAATAGCAAAGAGGGCTAGGCCATGAGCCAGAGCGTTACGTCCGGCCAGATCCAGTTCAACGAGATCCCATATGTCTGGAAGGTTCCAGGCAATTACATGGAGGTGAAGGAAGCGGTCAACCAGAACGCGCTGCTGGCCTTTCCGGCCCGAGGGCTGATCACCGGGCAGATGTACTCCACCGGCACCGCGACGCCGGGAACCAAGTACATGCTGCTGTCTGCGGCTCAGGCGAATGCCCTGTTCGGCGCTGGTTCCCAGGCAGCCACGATGGCGGCATTTTGGTTGGCGGCGAACCCCTACACGCCCTGCGACATTATCGGCATTGCCGACGCGGCGGAATCGGCGAAAGCGGCCGGTGCCGTGACGGTTGCCGGCACGGCCACCGCGCCCGGCAC